TTACCACTCCATCGACTCAATTTTGCTTACTGCGCTCATGGCGAGTCGTCTGCGTTCTGCACCTTTTGTATAGACTTCTGACGTCTTGGTATCGCTGTGACCAAGGATTGCCATGATCTCGTAATTAGTGCATCCCTCACACGCGAGCAGCTCTCCAGCGGCTTTTCTGACGCCATGGCTTGAGAGGTGGTGCAATCCAGCTTGGTCGCACCATTTTCTCATTCGGTTGCCAAGCGCTTTCTCTGATTTGAAGGCTCTGCCGTGTTCCGTCAGGATGTATGTTTTGCCTTGAACGGTCTGCGTGCGGATCGCCTTTAAGAGTGGTGGCAGCATTGGGATCTCAACATAAGTCGAGTTTTTCTTACGTGGTTGCCAACCAAGCCATTTCCTGCCGTCAAGATCGAATTCTTGTCCTCTGCCGAGCCATATGGCATCCCCGATCCTGCATGCTGTGAACATGAGCAGAGTGAGATACAAATGGGCAGTTGTTCCGAGTTGGTGGGTTGATCGGTATTGCTGGAGGTCTTCAATAGACCACGGAGTAGCTCCGCTTGTTGGCTTCCTGTTTAGTTTGGTCACGCCAACAGCCGGATTATCAAAGCAAATCCCTTTTTCAATGCCCCAATTGTACATGGTGCGTATTGTCTTGACCATGTTGTCCGCCGCGCCGGGGGTCTTCATCATGTTGTCGCGGATCTCGACAACCGCCTTTTTTGGCATGGCGAGCACTTTGTCAGGATATGCGGTGCGCAGTCGGATAAGGAAGGATTTTTGCTGCGCGAGCGTGTATTTCGATTTAAGACCTGCCTCAACCTCTTTTTCAAGTTGCTCTTGATAAAGGTGGGTTAGCCAAGCCAGAGAGCCGCGTATCGCTCTTTCTTCTACTGGGGTGGTTGGGGATAGCTGGATGCCCTTGCGCGCCGCTAGATACAGCTCAGAAAATTCTTTGTGTTCTGGCCCTGCCTTTAGTGTGATCTTTTTATTCGGGTTGCCCTCAACCCTCACACGATATCGTGTTTCACCTGTCGGCAGGGTCTCTTTTGTCAAGCCGGTATAGCGCAGTTTCATCATGAGGGCTTAATCCCATCCCTTGAGTTGCGGATTGCTCGGCGTGTCTTTACTGGCAACATTCTGGATCTCGCCGTTGCCAAACACAAGCCTGACTTGTTTTGGCTCAATGTGCATCTCTGAAATGCCAAGGCCTTGGCCCTTGGCTGCTTTGATGGCACGCTCGATCTGTGGTTGCGTAATGTTGCCGGTTCTTTTGCTTGCAGCGCCCATGGCAGCCTCCTCAACTGGCGATCATTGGTGTGATGATGGTCGCGGCTTTCATGATAGCGAGATAGGTGCCGAAGCCGAGGGCGGAAAGGGTGACTGCGATTGGGATGATCAGGCGATCCATTATTGTGCTCCTGTGGTGAGGTGGACAGTGGTGCGGTCGGGAATTGCCGGGCAATTCCCTAGAATGGGATATCGTCGTCCAGATCGTCGCGGGTGCGGCTGTCTGGGCCGGTTGGTTGATCGCCATAGCTGTCCGGCTCGGCTGGTGGTGGCCCGCCTGCTCCAACCTTCTCCAGCATGGTTAGGGCGGCGTTGTAGCCCTGCAACACCACCTCGGTGGTGTAACGGTCCTGACCGCTCTGGTCTTGCCACTTGCGGGTCATGAGCTTGCCCTCAAGATAAACCTTCGAGCCTTTCTTGAGATATTGCTCGGCGATCTTGCAAAGGCCTTCGGCGAAAATGACAACCCGGTGCCATTCGGTTTTTTCTTTCCGCTCGCCGGTGTTTTTGTCCTTCCAGCTTTCGCCTGTGGCAAGGGACAGGGTACAGACGGGGCGACCGTCTTGGGTGCGGCGGATCTCAGGGTCTTGCCCTAGATTGCCCACAAGGATGACTTTATTGACTGATCCAGCCATTGGATGGCTCCTCTCTAACTTGCAGCCCGTTCGGGGTTGCGTTCCGCCATGCGGTCAGGGATATGCTGCTCCACCCGGTCAGCCCAAAGAGCGGCTGCGCTTTCGGGTGCGCGTGGCATGATGGGGTGCTTGGTGATCGCCGCGCCTTTGGTCACGCTGCTTGCATGGCCGCTGCCCATGTCGCGCAATTCCGCTTGAATGGTTGCGCTCTGTGCTGCGATCAAAAAACGAAGGGTGCCAACGTCTGGATGACGCTCAAGCCCTGCGGCAAAGCGTATCGAGGACCGTATCCGGGTAATGTATGGATCATCCTGCCCAATTGGCTTGATGTTGGCGCTAAAGCGGTGGCTGTCGTCCAGCTCCTCGATCAGCGCCATGACTGGCTCATCAAAGGCCGAATGTGCAAAGAGCAGCAGGGCCTCAAGCTGGAAATCGGTTGGCGCGATCTCGGCGAGGTTGAGCAGATGATCGGCAAAGCTATAGTGACCACCGAAAAGCAACGGCATCCAAGGCTTGAGGGCGAGGAGCCTGCCGAGCAGGCGGAAATCGATGTCGTGCGGCTCTGGCAATTGCGGCATAGAGCGGCGCTCAGGGAGAATAAAATGCAGTGTCATCGTGGTTTCTCTGTATGGGGCGAATGGTTCAAAAGAGAATGGAGGCCCATACGCCAATCATCGTCATAAAGGTGATCAAGCTGCCAAGAGCGAGAATGTCCCGAATGATCATGGTGTGAGCCTTTTCTGATGGGATAGAAAGGAGGGGCGGATCCGTTGCGATTGGGAGGAGAAATCACCAATCCACCCCTCAGGTGCTCACCCCTCGCTCGTCGCTAGATAAGGGGTGAGGTGGGGAGGCCTCCTCCTAACGTCCGCTTGCGCGCCTCAAAAGGGCGAAGGCTTGGCCGGATGCGTCAAAGGCGCTGAGGGCGTTGTCCGCGATTTCCTGTTCAAGCTTGATTGTCACCGGGCTGTTGCTAAACCAGTCTTCCAGTGTGCTGCGAATGGCATCAAGCTCATCCTCATTGCGGCGCTTGCTGAGCAGCTTCCACTGATAGTTGGAAGGCCAACGATAGGTGCGGCTATTGATGATTGCGGTGGTGCCTTGGTGAAGATAGGGGCTGGCTGTCGCCGATAGATTTGTGACTGTCATTCTGCAAAGTCCGGGTAAAGTTCTTTGCATTATTGAAATTCACAAAAAGTGAATAGTCAACAAAAAAATTCACAAAAAGTGAATAACTTATAATTGTGGTTGTGGCGATCTATTTCTATCTTGTTCTGGTTGTTTGGGGGAATGGGGTTTTTTAGGTGTGAATGCGGTTGTGTTGTGCATATAGGTTGAAAAGTAAAGAAAATCTTGATTTGTTCTTATTTTGTTCTCATTGTAAGGGAGGGGAGACTTAAGAGTGTAAAATGAGTGATGAGTTGAGATTGAAGTTGATGTTAGAGGCTTGTTATGTGTCGGGGTTTTCGCTTGATGTGTTGGAGTTGCTCACGCGTGGTCTGGACGCCCAAGCTACCCGCATTTGTTGTGGTAATGTATCGGCTCTCCCTAAAAACAAAAAGTCGAGTGACACCCCATAGACCTTGCTGATTTTTAGAGCACCTTGAAGTGATAAGCGTTGGTTGCCTTTTTCCCAGTTATTTAGCTGGGTAGGCAAAATTTCGACGCTCGATGCGAAATCCTTCTGCTTTAGGTTCAAATGGTCTCTCAGCCATTTGACTCGCTCTGCGACTTTTTCCATGGATGCTTCGTCTGGTGTTTTCATAGCGCTTATTTTGCACAATTCACAAAAAATGAATATTTCTAAAAACTAATCTTGACTAAATTCACTTTTAATGAATTTATTGAGGCATGGAACATGCTCGCAATATCATATCTTCGTTGGGCTCTCGTGAGGTCGCTGAGCGCCTAGGAGTAAAGCTACCCGCCATTAGTAATGCCGTTTCTTCCGGTCAGTTTCCTGCTGCATGGTATCGCGAGTTGCGAAATCTGGGGCAAGAAAAGGGCGTTGTGGTGCCTGACAGGCTATTCAATTGGAGGCGGGCGGCGGATGACGTCGATGATTAGCCAGTTTTTCGCCCTGTCTGGCCAGCTTTTGGCCGAGGGTTGTGGCTTCCTGCCGGAAAGTCTCGGCGCTCATCTCTCTCAGGTCTGCCGGGTCGTCTTTATTCCGGTTGTTTTTCATTGCCTTGATCTCCTGTGGTTGATGACCAGTCTGCAAGACTGGTCAGCCTCGGTCCATGTTTTTTCGCGGGGTCCTTGCTCATGACTTATGCGCTTTCCAACAAGAAAATCAGTGCTCTTTTGGCAGCTAGCCGCCTAGATCTCGATGCGGCGGGCGGTGCGGAGGCTGTCTCGGAAATTACCGGCTATCGCGCCCAATCCCTCGACCGGATGGCGCGCCCGAAAGAGCCGGATGATCCCAGTCGTCAACAAAGCATGTCTTTGCTCGTCTTGGCTGAGATCATCCTTTTCAGTGAGGGGCGATCTAACAACGGGGTCAAGCGTCTTGCCGATCTTGCTGGCATGATCGCTATCCCCAAGCCTGACGGCTGTCAGGTGGGGCGCGGCCATGCTGCATTCTGTGCTGTCACAGAGGAGTTCGCCGGTCTGGTTAAGGCCCTATCTGAGGCGCTCGCGGATGATGGCAAGGTCAGTGCTCAAGAGATTGTTGATCAGGATCTATGCGGCAAACTGCAGGCCTTGGCGCGGGTTTGTATGACCCTTGAGGCGCGTTACACGGCGCGCGTTGAGGAGGGCGAATAGATGCCCGACAAGCGAGCAAAGCTAGTGCCGTCAAAGCAAGCGCCAACACATTGCAATGCAATGTGTGAGAGCGTCCATCCGCATCCAAGACTCTTTCTCTCAAAACAACTGGCCAAAGAGCTGACCCGCATGGGTGAGGTCTGTGCTGGCGTTGTGTTTGGTGATGATGTCACCCTCGTCAACATGTCTGCCGGTGGTGTGATCTATGGGATTTTCCTGTCTAATGAGGAAGAGCTTGAGGCTTTTCTCGATGAGCAAGCCCGACTCCATGTAGAGGGGGGCGTTTGATGATTGTAGGCTCGTTGCTATTTCATCCTATATCGTTGAATAGCTTCTTCGATTTCCAGTTTCCGGTTTTTAAGCTCGGAAGCCTTATCCTCGATCAATTTCTCGAACAACCTGAGAAAGCTCTCTGCAACTTTCTCCGCTTCCTCGAAGGAGGCCCTGTTCGCGATATTTGCTTTTTCTTCGAGTTCTCTCAACTTGGTGAGAGCAAGTTCCTCGATTTCGCTCTTAAGGTCGTTCCAGATATCGCTTCTTTTTGGTGGTTTTGTTTCGAGGAATTTCGATTGGACTTCTTTGAAATGCTTTTCGGTGCGTTCAAGCAGATTGAGCTTGGCAGTATCAGCAAAAAAACCGCCGAATTCTGGTCGGAAATCGAGCTCTTTTACCGCCTTCTGGCCGGTCCTGATAGAACTCAATATTTCGTTGATCTCTTGCCGCTCATCTTTGAACTCTGGTATCCGAGCCTGCAGTTTAAGCCAACTAAGCGTTATCAGAGCCACTATTGCCGCTATCCAGCCAGAGAGAGCGGAAGCCCATTCCCTGAGGCAGGTTGCTGCAGGCAAATCAGACTTATCCGATGTTCCGGTACAGAATGTATCGAACCAACCAATGAGATAACCTACATACAAGACTACGAGGAGGCAGGAGAAACTGCCGATAGATATGCCCCACATCGTGCGGCTATCAATAGTGACGTGGACGTTGCTGAGTTTGCTCATTGGACATTGCCTCTTTGCCATTCTTGGTTCTGCTTATCAAAGGTTGCGAGGGTCGCGCAATGACCCTCCTCATCGATCAATCCAAAAAGCCAACTCGATATAGAAGCAACGAGGCATGCGTGAAACATTTTTGCATGGCCAGGGGCTGCTCCAATTGGGGCGCATTCGGCATCGGGGCCTCATTCAAAGCGGGCAAGCCGGGGCAATGGTTTTGCTCTGAGCATATTGCTCAGGCGCATAAACAGCTCTGCACTGAAACCCGTAAGCCTTCCGACATTCCTGACTATTTGTTGCCGCAACCCGTCCGCGCTCGCAAGGCACGGCGTGAGCGCAATTTTAAGAAACAACAAGGGGTTTTGCTATGACAGACAAGGAAACTACGTTGCCGCCGTCAATGCTGGAACATGCCTTGGCGCTGGCCGAGAGGGGCTTCGCTGTCTTTCCAGCCAACCCAAGCAACAAGAAGTCACTCATCAAGGCTTGGCAGGAAAATGCCACCAAAGATCCCGATCAGATCCGCCAATGGTGGGCGCGGTGGCCGCGTGCGTTGATCGGCGCTCCGACTGGCTGGGGCTGTGATTTGTGGGTCTTGGACCTTGATGCAAAGGTCGATGAGGCGACCGGTGAAGTGATCGAGATCACGGATTTGATCGCTATTGTCGAGGCGGCTATCGGTGAGCCTTTGCCTGAGACACTAGCAACCGCAACACCAAGGGGCGGGCGGCACTTCTTTTACCGCATGCCGGGCGATGGTCGGGAGGTGCGCAACCGCAACCCGCTGATGGAAAATATTGATGTCAGGGGTGAGGGGGGATATGTCATCGTGCCGCCTTCGGTGCGGGCTGACGGTGCGGTCTATCGTTGGGCCGTTAATAACGATCCTGTTGAGGCTCCTGAGAGCCTGTTGGATCTGGTGATCAAGCCAGTCGAGCAGGAGGGGCCTGAGGGCGGTGCCCCTCCGGCGGCAATGGGTGACTTTCAATCGACCTTGGCCAAGGAGGATGAGGCTGTCCGCAAATATGCGCTGGCGGCGATGGATGGCGAGTGTCATGCGGTGCGCAGTTGTGGCAAGGGCGGGCGCAATACTCAGCTCAACAAAGCGGCCTTTGCTATCGGTCAATTGGTCGGCGCTCAGGTGGTGTCGCGCGCGATGGCCTTTGGCGTGTTGCAGGATGCGGCGCAAAGCAATGGTCTGATGAAAGATGATGGCGCTAAGGCCGTCCAAGCAACAATCAATAGCGGGCTGAATGACGGGGCCAATCACCCGCGAGACCTGTCTGAGATCCGCGCCAAGGCCGCGCGGCGGGCTGCTCGCTCCGGGTCTTATCCTCCAGCGCCAAGCCCTGATGATTATGGCGGATTTGCCGAGGATGACGGCGGCGCTAAGGGTGAGGAAATTCAGCCTGATAAGCCGGACCAAGCGGCGGAAACTAGCCAGGAGGATGCGGGCGCCAATAAGGCTAAAAAGAAGCGCAAAAAGAAATCATCCTTTTCCGCTCCACCAAAACGCTCTGATGGATCGGCGCTTTATTCGGCCTTGGATCGTGAGCTGGCCGAGCTGGAGCGCAATGATCTGGGCAATGGTGAGCGGCTACAGGCCCGTTTCGGGCAGGATTTGCTCTATGTGCGCGATATTGGTTGGCACCATTGGTGCGGCTCGCATTGGACCGAGGATGGTGCACTTGAGCATGTTCACAAACGCGCGCATGAAACCGCAAGGGCAATGCAGGATGAGGCAACCGCCTTGCGTTTTGAGCCTCCTGAATGGCTAGAGAATGAGGAGGAGATCTCCGAATTTGCCAATAGTCATTTTGGCTTTGCCATTTCCTGCGGCAATGCCGGACGGATCGCCAACATGATCGCCACGGCTCAGAATTACATGACGGTTGAGCCCTCTGAAATGGATGCCGATCTCATGGTCATCAATCTGGAAAATGGGTCGATGCGGCTTGAGGGCGCGTGCGAGACCTTGAAACCGCATAGGCGTGAGGATCGATTGGCAAAAGTGATGCCAGTTAGGTATGACCCTGAGGCGCGGTGTGAAGTGTTTCAGCGATTCATGGATACGGCGATCCCATGCAAGAAAAAGCAAGCCTTCCTGCAGGTCTGGGCGGGCCTCTGTCTGACCGGCCTGACGCGAGAGCAGAAATTCGTTTTCAATTTCGGGGAGGGTGGCAACGGCAAATCCGTGTTTATGGATTTGCTGGCCAAGATGATGGGGCCCTATGCGGCGACAATCAACTTTTCGACCCTTTTAAAGGATGACCGCAAGCGCGGCTCCGAGGCGACGCCTGATCTTGCCCGGTTGCCCGGTAAGCGATTGGTCAAGGCCTCTGAGCCTGAGCGTGGATCGGTCTTGGCCGAGGCGGTCATCAAGGAAATCACCGGTGGAGAGCCTTTGCAGGTGCGCAAGTTGCGTGAGGATTTTTTTGAATTTTTCCCGCAATTCAAGCTCATGGTTTCGGGCAATCATCGGCCCTCGATCCGCTCGGCTGACCGAGGCATCTGGCGGCGCGTGGTGTTGTTCCATTGGGATCAAAATATCCCTGAGGATCAACAGGACAAGGGCTTGCCCGACAAGCTATGGCAAGAGCGTAGCGGGATCCTCAATTGGCTGCTGGATGGCGTCAGGCGCTATCTGGAGGATGGTTTGCAGGTGCCTGACGTGATTACCAAAGAAACCCAAAACTATAAGGAGGATAGTGACCCGCTTGGGCGCTTCATTGCCGACTGTATCGAGCGCGCTCCGGGCGAGGAGGTCAATGCCACCACCCTCTATGAGGCCTATTGCTCATGGGCGCGGTTGAATGAGGCACCGATCTATAAAATGACGGGCTTTGGCCGCGCCATGGTGGAGCGTGGTCTGGAGAAGCGCAAAAAGCGCACGGTGAGCTATCTCAATATCCGGTTGGATTATGTCATGCCCGATGCTGGCAACGTGCATGATGGTCCACCTGTGCCGCCTGTGCCGCAAAGTGTGGAGGATTACAACGGCTAAAAGGGGCGCAACTGTCGCCAACTCTCAAATAACTGTCGATTTGGAAAATGCAGTCTTTTCAATGCTGCGTAGAGGGCTGCGATAGTTGCGAGGGTTTTGGCGGCAACAAGGCTCATGTGGGTGTGTGGGTGTATGTGCGTAACCTTTTAACCTCATATAACTGTCTTAACTGTCTACCCATTTAGGTAGGGAATTGAAATATTTAAATAAAACGGTCCGACGGTTTTCTTTTTGACTGTCAATTGACCGTCGAAAAACTATCGTCCTTGTAAGATTTGACAATAAAGGCTCGAAACATGGTTGAAATTTACAAATCCGGTCCGGTCTTACCGTCCAATGCAAACGCTAAGGTTTATTATCACGCGCCTGCCGTCCAAGTTCGTCAGGAGAGTGCAGCGCCTAAGCCTATCGGTATTGTTGGCCTCCTGCGGTGGGTCTATGGCGATCAGAAGGCTGATCGAGTAATTGGCTATCAGGCAGATGATGCGGTCTTGGGTTTTGCCAATGCCAACGGCACTTTTGACCGGATCGAAGAAATGGGCGTTATGATCTCCGGCTCCGGCCCTGTTGGGCAAGATCTGGATCCGGCGGCGCTGGCTGTCCATGAGACGGTTTGCGATTATGCGGGCAAGGGGCAAGAGCAGGCCATGCGGGCGGGTGCCGTGGTTCTCTATGCGCGTGCCGGGTTTGAGCCGGGTGTGCTCTGCGAGTTGCCGCCTTTGCGCTGCTATGATCTGAACAAGTGTAGTTATTGGGCCGATGACCAGCGGTTGAGTTTTATCCCCAGCAACATGTTGCGCAAGCCTGCAGGCTATGACGGGCCATATATCCGCAAGGGGCAGGCCTGTGATATTGCCTTTTCCCGCGATCATGCAACCCATGCCAACGAATTGAAAAAGTGGGAGATTTGGGCCTGTGGCCTTGAGGAGATCCATGCCATGATCCCGCGTCTGCATCGTTGGATACTCAAGCCCTTCGAGCTGCCGCCATTCGTCAAACGGACGCCGGATCCGGTTGAAGGCTCACTTTATGGGTTGTGTAATCAAATCGTTTGACATAGCTTTTAATAGTCGAAAATCACCCGCGATTTGCTCACGTAGCAAGCGCGGGTTTTTTGTTGGCGTTCCTTGTGGTGAGGTGAACCCGCTCTGGCTTGATTGTCCGGGCGGGTTTTCTCATGGCCGATTTGGAGCAACGCGATGTGATTGATGTAGATCTATCCAACTTCGAGAAGACGCTCGACCTCATCCAGACGATGGGCAACAAGTCACCCCGGATGCTGCAAGCAACAGTCCGCCAAGCGGGGCGGCGAGCTATGACGCCATGGCGTCAGGCCACTGCCAAGCAGGCAGGCGTCAAGGCGCGCAAGATCCAACGCTCAACCAAGACCAAGAGTTACGCAAGCGCGGGGGAATTCATCTATGAGATTCGCGTGCGAGCAGAGTGGTCTTACCTGACCGAGTTTAGCCCGGCCCAAACCGATGAGGGGATCGAGGCCAGCCCTTGGGGCTCGCGTCAAATCTTTGCCGGGTCTTTCTTCGGTACGGTTGAGGCGGGCAAGTCAGACAAGTCTCATCTTGGCGTTTTCATTCGCCAGACTGAGGACCGCCTGCCGATCCGCCAACTCTATGGCCCAAACGTGGCAATAGAAGGCGCACGCGGCAAGGCTGCGGATACGTTCGAGAAAGAGAGCGAGGAGGCCCTCAATGCTACCCTACAACAAGAGATCGCTCAGCTCTTCACCTGATCCAGCCCCTCGGCTAACCCGGTCAACCTGCTCAAAGCGCGCGGGTCCTTCCAGCCCCCGCACCTCACGCGGGGTTGTAACCTCCCGTGGATTTTCTAGTTAAAACTATGTTTTTGTTGGGTTAACGCGGTTAACGGGGTTAACGGAAATGGTCGGTCAGGTTAACAGCGAGACGCTTTTCAAGACGGTCACCGAGCTTGCAGAGATGGAAGGGGTCTCAAAAGCAGCGATCTCCAAACGCCTCAAAAAACTTGAGGCTGCTGGGCTGGAGCTAAAGCGAAATGATCGGGGGCATATTGTCGGGGTGCCGGTTGCTGATTATGAGGCGCTTGCCAATGTGACGATTGACCCGATCAAGGTTTCGGCGGCGCGTCCCGAGGCTGGCAAAACGCAAGTGGATAGCCTGCCTAGCTCGCTGGGGCCATTGCCGGGATCGTTAGAGCATAAGCGGCTGGAAGAAAAACAGCTTGATATTGATCGTAAGAAGCGAGCCGAGGCCCTTGAGATGGGGCAACTGGTTCGGCTCGACCTGTTGCGGCCCGCTCTGGAGCGGGCGGGCAAGGTGATCCAAGCCGGGATTAACCGGCTGGAGAATAGGGCCGATGACCTTTGTCTGGCGGCTGAGAAAGGGTCGCATGCGGCGCGGCTGGAGTTGAAAGGATATTCGGCTGAGATCTGTGACCTTGTAGCCAAAGAGCTGGCAGCGATTGCTGCTGAGGCCCCTGAAGGAGATCCGCCGCTATAGTTCGTTGGTGTTGTTATGGCTTGGTTTGCGGGCGCTGAAAAACTGATCTTCGGTGAGCTTGCGTCTGGGATCAGGCCAACCTTGCCGGTAAGATTTCCTGAGTGGATTGAGCAGAATATTGTTCTGATCGATGGCGATCATGCCGGGCAATTGTGGAGCCGGTCGAATGCGCCCTATCTGATTGAGCCTGCTGAATGTCTGAGCGTTGAGCATCCGTGCAACGTGGTGACAATTCGCAAGAGCCAGCAAACCGGAGCGTCAATTCTGGCCCTGTCGTGGGCGCTCTATATCGCAGATCAAACGCCTGCCAATACGCTTTTTGCAGTGCCGTCAATTGATGCGCTCAAGGATATGAGTGATCAGAAATTCCGGCCTTTGATCGATGCTTGGGAAAATCAAATTGGTCGGCAAGTCATTAAGCCGATGACCAGCCGGTCGGATGAGGGGTCCTCCAAGTTTCTGAAAAAGTTTCCCGGCGGATATATCAAATTCGCCAATGCCAACTCGGCGATGGATCTCTCATCCAAGACGGTGAAATATGGCATCAAGGATGAGGTCTCCAAGTGGCAGGATATTTCGGGCGAGGATGATCCGGAAACACTTTTCTTTGGTCGCTTCACTGCCTTTCGTCGGGCCAAAACCTACAAAATTTTCCAGCTCTCGACGCCTGAGCTTGATGCGGGCGAGGAAGGCGGCAAGGGTGTCGGGCACTGCAGAATTGACCGGGCCTTTCTCGCTTCTGATCAGCGCTTTTGGTATATCCAATGCCCTGAATGTGGTGAATGGTTCTATCAGCATTTTGATGGCTTGGTGATCGATGAGAGATCGCCTCACAAATCAAAATATGAATGTCCGCATTGCGGGCATCATGTGAGTGAGGCCGAGCGAGTGAAGGGCGTCAAGGCCGGTCATTATCGGGCGCATCGCGGCAATGAGGGGCGTGAACCCGGCTTCCATATGGATGCCTTCGTCTCTCTGATGATGAGTTATGAGGCGATTGCTCAGGACTATCTCGACTCTGAGAAGGGCGGATCCAAAGGACCAAAGGGATTTAAAAACCTTGTCCTTGGCTTGCCCTTTGCCATGAAAGGCAACGCTCCTGAGTGGAAAAGGCTAATGGAGCGGTCGCAACATTACCCTGAAAACCAGATCCCGCGCGGTGGCCTCATTCTGGTTGCCGGTGCTGATGTGCAGCACAAGGGGATATGGGTCATCATCAAGGCTTTTGGCCGTGGTAAGCAGAGCTGGACCATTTCCGCCAGATGGCTGGACGGTGACACAACGGACGCCAATGAGGGCGCTTGGAAAAAACTGGCGCGCGTTTATGAGGAAGAATTTCCCGATGTGAACGGTTGTCTCAGACCGATTGAGATGATGTGCGTTGATGCGGGCGATGGTGGCCGGGCTGGGGCGGTTTACACTTGGTGCGGTGCGCGCCTCAAGGCGCAAGCGATCCATGGAGTGGATGGCTGGGGCAAGCCTCCGGTTGGACCTGAAAAACCTGTCACCTATGATTATCAGGGGCGACGGGTCAAGGATGGCGCAACGCTTCGAGCGGTCGGGACTTGGGACCTCAAGGCGACCTTTTACGACAATTTGCACAAAGAGGGTGTTGTCTCCGGTGCCTCTGAGGATCCGCCCGGATATTGTCATCACGGTGATTTCTTGCCGGATTGGTATTACAAACAAATCACGTCCGAATATCTCAAAGATGTGGTTGTTTCGGGGATCCCAAAACAGAAGTGGCAACCGGTCGGTGACAACCACTTGCTCGACTGCGAGATCTATGCAGTTGCATCCGCCGAGATCCTCCAGATCTCTCTCTTTGAGGATCACAATTGGCACTATCTTGAAAAACAATATGGCTTGCTTGGTGAGGTTGGCGCGCAACAGGAGCTTTTTGCTCCTGAACCTGTCAAAGCCTTGATCAAGCCTGAGCTGGATTCTGAGCCGGATCCTCAGCCTGAGGGCAACTCTCCAGACAATGGATTGTTGTCTGCCGGGGATGATTGGCTTGGGCAAAATGATGATTGGTTGGGCTGATGAGCTGGACGAAAGAAGATTTGGCCAATCTCAAAAAGGCCTTTGCCCTTGGTGCCAAGAAAACCAAGATCAACGGTGAGGAGGTTGAATATAGATCTCTGAGCGAGATGAAAGAGATCATAGACATGATCGAGCGAGATCTCGCCGGGAAACCTCGATCCGACTTTATCCATACAATTTATGAGAGTTAGCGCCATGGGCTTTTTGTGGAATGCTGCGGGAGCGCTTGCCTCAGGGCAGGCGCTCCAATATGTGCGCTATCAGGTTGGCCGGTCGATCATGGGGCAACGCTCCTATGCTGCCGAGATGCTTGCCAAGCGCTTTCGAGAGTTTGTCGCGCCTCGCACCTCTGCGAATGCCGAGGTGAGGCCATCGGCTGGCACGGTGCGTGCCAATGCCCGTCAGGCGGTGCGTGATAATCCGGTCGCTGAGCGGATCGTGCGCCTGTTTGAGATCTATCTCATCGGGCGCGGGATCAAAACCAAGTCGAGGACCGGGGTCAAGACGCTCGACAAAAAGACAAACAAGCTGTTTGACCAATGGGCCGAGGTTGCCGATTTTGGCGGTGAGGAGACCTACTATGGTCTCCAGCGGCTTGTTGTGCGGGCCATGGCTGAGAGCGGTGCTGTGCTGATCGTCTATCGATGGGATCGAGATTTCCCGATCTTGCCGTTGCGGCTGCAGGTGCTTGAGATCGATCATCTCGATCACTCAAAAGATGGGCCTTTACCTCAGGGTGGGCGCATAGATATGGGAATTGAGTTTGACCGGCATGGTCGGCGGGTTGCCTATCATATCTATGATGAGCATCCCGGTGAGGCTATTTCCTATGAAGGGTTCCAAAGCACCCGGTTTTTGGCGGAAGACGTTATTCATCTCTATCGCAAGGACCGGCCCGGTCAAATCAATGGTGTGAGCTGGCTTGCGCCTGTTCTGCCGACGCTCAAGGATCTCAATGAGTTTTTCGAGGCTGCGTTGGTCAAGGCAAAGATTGAAGCATGCTTTGCTGTATTCCGGCAACGTCCTCAGGCAGGCGGCGCGCTTCGGCCCGGCGACAAGGGTGAGAGCGTGGGGCCATCAGTGAGCAAGATCTCGCCGGGCGTTATCATCGACGGCAAGCCGGGGGAGGAGTTCAAGGCGGTCGCGCCTTCGAGCAATTCCAGCTTTGAGATGTTCGTCACCAATATCCTGATGTTGGTAGGGATCGGCGTCTCGATGACTTATGACCTTGTTTCTGGCGATATGCGCAAGGCGAATTACAGCTCAATGCGTGCCGGTCGGTTGCCCTTCTATCGATTTGTTTTGCAAACGCAAGAGTTGTTGCTCATCCCTCGCTTTTGCTCACGCGTTCAAAAATCTTTCATTTTTGCGGCGGTGCTCAAGGGGGAACTCAAGCCAAGAAAAGGCGGCTATCCCGCTGACTTTGTGCCACCGGTGCAGGAAAATCTCGACCCGATCAAGGATATGCAAGCGGACATTTTGGCCGTTAAAGCGGGTGCCATGCCGCCGCAAGAATTCACCGCCCGCTGGGGCCGTGATTTTGATGATGTGGTCGCCAAATTTGTCGAGGCTGATCAGGTGCTCAAGGGTGCTGGGATCAGCTTTGACTATTCAGGCAATGTGAATGCATCTGTCGATCCTCCGGATGATGCCGAGGGTGATGATAAGAAAGGGGATGATGATGCCCAAAAAGACTGAGCAAAAGCGTTTCCAGCCGGGAAATCAAAGCCTCTCACGAGCGGCTGATCTTACGCCTTCAAGCTATGATGAGGGATCCCGATCCGTTGAGGCGATCCTCTCAACGGGATCCCGCGTGCGGCGCTGGTATGATTTTGAGGAATTGGAAATCAGTGACGCGGCGATTGATTTGAGCCGTGCGGCTGGTGGCCAAGTCAAGCTCCTCGATCATCATAATCAGTTTGAGCGAAATGCCATTCTTGGCACCGTCAGTGATGTGCGGGTCGAGAATGGCCAGCTTGTTGGCCTGTTGACCTTCGCTGATAGTGATGCAGGCCGAGAGGCCGAGGGGCAGGTCCAGCGCGGCGAGCTTTCCAGTGTGTCTATCGGTTACAAGGTGGATAGTTGGGAGCGCACCGGCGTTGAGGATGATCGCGAGATCTGGACGGCGCGAAAGTGGGAATTGCTGGAGGTGTCTCTCGTCTCCGTTCCTGCCGATCCGTCTGCAAATATTCGTTCCTTGCCGCAAGGCGAACCTATTGAAACTCCAGAAAATGAGGATGGCGACATGCCAAAACAAACCGATAACCAGCGGGCCGGGCAGTCCGCCAATCAGGATCCTGTCAATGGTGGCGATCCTGCAACCGATGTTGCAACGCGCGGCGCACAGAATGAGCCTGCTGCGCCTGTTCAGTCTGAGCGCTCTGCCGCAACGATTGACTATATTTGCGGGCAGGCCGAAGCCTCTGGCCTTGGAATGGATTGGGTGCGCTCTATGGGTGGTCGCTCTGAGCAAGAGGTGCGTGATGCTGCACTCAATGCTTTGCAGGCTCGCACCTCGGCCCCGACCAATGGCACGCATAATGAAAGCACGCTCGACAATCCTGCCAATATGCGCGGGGCCTTGATCGATGCGTTGGCCTCGCGTGCGGCTGGTAGCCAGCCGAGTGATCAGGCGCGTCAGTTTACCTCTTATTCGATTGTCGATGTAGCTGCGACCTCTATGGGCGAGCGGGCAACGTTCGGGCGCAATGACGTTGATATCATCCAGCGCGCTCTCACCACCGGTGATTTTCCGCTGATCCTGGAGGGGGTCAATCACCAGCTCATGCGGCGTGAATATGATCGGGCGGCTCCGACCTATCGCGAGATCATGCGCCGGTCTGACTTGCAGGATTTCAAGGCCTCCAGCTCTTACAGTCTTGGCGATTTCCCGACGCTCAAGCAAGTGACGGAAAAGGGCGAGATTGATTTCGGCGGTATCTCGGAAGGCAAGGAAACCTCCCAGCTTAAAACCTTCGGGCGGCGTGTCTCGATCACTCGTCAAATGCTGATCAATGACAATCTGGGTGCATTTGCTGACATTGGTCGCCGGGCGGCTCAGGCTGTTTTGCTGTTTGAGAATGGTCTGGCTTACAAGATCTTGCTGAGCAACGGCGGCAATGGTCCAAAGCTGTCGGATGGCAAGGCACTGTTTGATGACGCTCACAAGAACTTGCTGGCTGCGGCGGCGCTCGGTGTTGATGGGGTCTCTGCTGCTCGCAAGGCTATGCGGCAGCAGGAGAGCCTAGATAAACAGCGCTTGAGCATTCCGGCGAAAAAGCTGCTGGTTGGCCCCGATCTGGAAACTAAAGCTGAAATGTTCCTTGCTCAGGTCACCCCGACCAAGCAGGCTGACTTTAACCCGTTTAGCGGCAAGCTGGAGCTGGTTGTCGAGTCTGAGATCATTGATAAATCTTGGCGCTTGTTCGCTAACCCTGAGATGTATGACGTGATGACCTACGGATATTTGCGCCAAAATCCGGGGCCGATCTTCATGCGCAATCAGTCGAGCCCGGTTGATGGCGTTGAGCTGGTCGTGGTGCTCGATTTCCATGTCTCGGCATCTGATTTCCGGGGTGCGGTCAAAAATCCCGGCCAATAACTAGACCTATCCATTCCACTATTTGAGCAAAAGCCTAGCCACCGCGCTGGGCTTTGCTCGTTTTAAGGATCCAAGATCATGAAAAACTATCTTTCCGATGGCAATGTCATTGATGTGCCTGCGCCAGAGGGTGGCGCCAAGTCTGGCGCTTTTGCTCAGATTGGTTCTCTGTTTGGTTGCTATGTCACCTCTGCCAAGGAGGGTGAACTGGTGGGGCTTAAGCGCAACGGCAAATATGATGTGCCCTTTACTGGTAATGCCGTCTCGGTTGGTGCAAAGCTTTATTGGAAGGCTGCGGATAAGGCCTTCACGGGGGCCGCAACCGACAACACGTTGGTGGGCATTGCTGTCTCGGCTTCGGCTGACAGCCGGATCGAGATCGTGCTGGTCCCGTCCGTGGTTTAATCATGTCCCTGCGGCGAGCTATGGCGACCGTTTCCGCTGGCATCAACAACCAAGTTTTTGGTGAACGCTATTCGATCAGTCGGGTGGTGCGAGACCAATATGGAAATGCTGATAAAAGTGGGACGGTCGAGCCTTTTGAATGCGTGGGTGTCCCGCTGGATAAAGAGTTTTCGCAAAAGCTCGATGGCGAGCGGATCGGCGTCAACTTTAAGGGTGATGTCGCCCTGACGGTGCCGTTTATCCGGTTTCGAAAGGCTGACTTGCCGTCGGGCTTTACCTTCAAGGAATTGGATCGGATTGAGCAGCTCGACCATGAGAGGGCTGCTTATGTCGTTGAGTATGCGCCTCAGTCCTCCAATGACCTGATCAACGTCAAGGTGTCAGTGGCATGATTATCAGATCCATTTTGCAAATGTTGCTTGTGCAGGCGATCAAGGCCGCTGATACCCTTGCGGGTCATGAGCGGGTGTTTGACGCTCTGATCGGAAATATCATCAAGGATAAGGCGCACCATTGCGCTCCTATCGTGATCGTCAATTCCGAGGATACACAACTCACGGTCAGCCCTTCGGTGTTCAAGGGGCGATCAGAGCAAACGTTTCTCATTTCGATGGCGGTGCTTTATGCCGATGAGAAAGCGGCGAATGATCCAAGCCGCCAAAAATGGAAATTACCGTATTCAGATCCGGGAGCGGTGATTTATCTCTCGCGTCTTGAGCGAGGGATCTTATTTGCCTTGCAGCCTGAGAGCAGTGAGGCGGCTGAGCTGTTTCATGATGGGGTGGATCTGGTGACTGGCAAAAGCATGGTCGGCGGTGGTCGCAAAGATGGGGTGCGGTTTGCCGCGCGTGAGATCTATCTGACCGCGCGCATGCTGGCCGAGCCAGCGCCTCACAAGCCTGCCACCGGTTGGGTGGATCGGGCGCTCTCCTATCTTGAAAATGTCCCTGAGACGGCACGCCATGCGGCTTTGTTGCGGGCTGATATTGCCGGGGATCCGGCGGCATTGCCGCAATTGGCTGAGCTGGCTGAGCGCAATATGAGCAGCGGTGAGGCTCAACTGCTGGGGCTTGGTGATCTTGTGCCGGATGAGGGCGGCTTTGTCTGGTTGCCGGTCGCTGGTCTCGACCCGTCTGACAAGGTTTTGGATTGATGGATCCCTTTCAGGAAATCTTTTCAAGGCTTAGCGCGATTGAGAAGCGGGTCGAGCGGGTTATTCGGTCGGGCAAGATCACAAAAGTTGACGGTGATTTCGCCGAGATCTCGGTCGGTCCCGGTGACCCGATCCGCGCGCGAAAGAAAAGCTTTGCAGCCGGTGCGGTGAAACTCAACATTACCGCCAGTGTGGGCGAGCCTGTCACGCTCTTTTGCCTAAATGGTGATGCGCGGCAAGCTTTTTTCCTGCCCGGTGACTGGACCGGCGAAAACAAAAACCCCTCTGATGGTCCTGATGAGCTGAGGCTGACGGTCGGCTCGACCTCCTTGCGGATCAAGGATGGCCAGATCTTGGCCGAGGTCGATGGCAAGCTTTTGGAGCTGACAGGCTCAGGGGTCCGCACGGTCGGCAATGTCGATCATGATGCGGGTTATGTCAAAAATAACGGCGTGAGAATTGATGAGACCCATACTCATGGCGGTGTCGTGAGGGGCGGATCTCGCACGTTTGATCCAAAGTGAGGAATTAAAATCATGTCCAAGACAATGAAATGTAAGGTCACCGAAAAGGCCGGTGAGCGTATCAATGGCGCACCGGTCAAACCGGGGCAGACAATCGAGCTGACCGAGAAACAATTCAACTATTTTTGGTTGCTCGGTCATGTCACCACCCCGGCGCATGAAAAGTCCGAGGCGAAAGCTAAGGCCGCGTCCAAGGGTGAAAAGGCCCCTGACGCGGCGCGCGCAAAAGACAATGCCGGGGATTGATCGCAATACTGGCAAGATGGCGAGCGAGTGGGATCACACGGTCCAGAGCATTCGGGATTACATCTTGCCAACGCCTTTTGGTGTGCGCGTGATGCGTGAGGATTTTGGTTCGTTCATTCCCCTGATGTTGCTTCGCGAAAATCTCGACAATGAAAATGCGCTCTTGATGTTCTGGGCGATCGCTCTGGCAATTGACCTTTGGGAGCCGCGTTTTGATGTCAAGCGTGTCAAGCCAGCCGAGGCGGTGACCACCCGGCGCAAGGGCCGGTTGCCGGTCGCGGTCGTTGGCGATTTCATGCCGCACGGTCACTTGGGTGATTTCACTGTCGAAAAACATAATGTCTCTGTGTTCTTGGCATAGGTCGGTTGAAGAGGCCAACTATGAAAAATCGCTTTCTCGCACCGGATTTGAGCGCATTGCCCGCGCCTCATGTGATCGAGGATTTAGATTATGAAACGCTTGTCGGTGAGCGTGTTGATGAGCTATCCACACGCTTTCCCGCGTGGGATGTCGGATCTTTGGAAACTGATCCTCTCAAAGTCAATCAGGAGGTTGAGGCCTATTTTGAGCTGATGACGCGCGGGCGGGTGAATGATGCTTCAAAGGCTGTCTTGATCACCCATGCGGTTGGCTCGGACCTTGATGCGATTGGCGCGCGTTTTGCAACTTCGCGTCTGACTGATGAGCCTGATGCTGACTATCGTGAGCGCATTCTCTTGGCGCTTGAGGCCTTCGCCTCTGCTGGGCCAGCCGGAGCCTATCGCTATCATGCAAAAGCGGCTCATTCTCAGGTCAAGGATGTTGGTCTCTCTGTGCCGCGTCCGGGGGCGGTTCTGGTGGCGGTTCTGTCTCGTGAGGGGGATGGAACGCCATCGGCTGAGGTTGTTTCTGCGGTGCGATCACGGCTCAACGATGATGCAATCCGTCCTCTGACAGTCGCAATCACAGTCAAACCGGCCATTGTGACTCCATACCGGGTTAAAGTCTTATTGCACATTCCTGCCGGACCTGATCCTCAAGAGCTTGTTTCGGCGGCAAGGGCCAATCTGGAGACGATCACAAGCAACCGACACTCGGTCGGCGCGCCAGTCAATCTATCGGCTTTGATTGCAGCGGCTCACGTATCCAACGTGCAAAGCGTTGTTATCGCTGAGCCAACTCGTGATTTGGTTCCGAATGCGGATCAAGTCTTCTGGTGTGAGGGCTTTGATATTTCCTATGAGGTGTTGGCATGACCTTCAATGGTGCATCTGTGTTGCCAAACAATGCGACGCCTCTGGAAAAAAGTATGGCCTTGGTGGCGGAGCGGCTGCTTAGGATCGAAGTGCCTATTCGAGAGCTTTGGGATCCTGACAAATGTCCGGTGCCAATGCTGCCCTATTTAGCAGCGGCTTTCTCGGTGGACTTCTGGCGCGCGGATTGGGATGAGAGCAAAAAACGTTCTGTGATCCGCATGGCGGTGCGTCATCACCAAATGAAAGGCACGCTTGCGGGGATATCTGCATATGCTGTCTTGGCTGGATCCGAGGTGCTCTCGGTCAGGCGCGCGCCTCTCAAGTTTTTTGCCGGGGCGTCTGATACGCTAGAGCAAAGGTTGGCTTGGCTTGAAGGGTTGCCGAAAGTGAAAATCTTTCGGAATGTTCACCCTCAGAATAAGAGATCGAGGATTTATGCAGGCGGGGCGATTAAGCCCTTTTTTCTTGCTCGGCGTGTGGCGATGCCGTCAACGGCAACCGTGCGCTCTCGTCAGCGGGCCGTCTTGATCGAGGATGGCATTTCGCAAGAGATCGGTGTTGGTTTCGATGCGGACGGTTATCAGACGGTTCATTTGCGGCGCTCCGTTGGCAAGCGGGCCTTTGCTGGCCGGTTTGTCGGTCAAGTGCCGGTTCGTTCGACCGCTTCAAAACAGGTTGCCCGGATTGCAGCCGATAAAATGGCTGAGCATCCAAAGCTTGCGCGTCCTCTGCGGCCTGCTGGTTCTGGGAATGGTCTCTTGCCAACCTATGGCTCAGAACCAAAGAAGATTGGCAGAGCATTCTTTGCCGGTGCGCGTCTTTTCCGGCGTTTCGCTGCGTTTCCTACGGGGCACTATCGTTATTTCATGCAGATCGCTCTTGCTGGTGATCTGGCTCCTCCAGAGCCGCGCAACTCAACCGCCTATGCCTCATTTACGCCTTTGGAAATGCCAGCGCATACGGCTGAGCTAAAGGTTTCAATGCCTGGCAAATCGCTGCGGCACGGTTTCTTTGCTGGCGTCAAGCCTGCTGGCAGTTTCGCCAACAAGGTGGATAAAGCCCGCCTTAGCGAGAGCTTCGAGGCGATGCGGTCAGCCAAAGCGCTGGCTGATTGCGTGTTGATCAATAGTCAGACCTATCGGCCTTTCTTGGCCGGTCAGCCACATTTTGCAGGTCAACCGATCCTCGCGGGTCAGATGACCAGAAGCTAACAGGAGTTAAGTTAATGGATCGTCAGGTCATAATTAAGGACTATCAAGAGGTTTCCGCTGAGGACTTCATGAACATTCAAGGCCATGTGCGGTCTGGGGTGGATATGCTCGTCAAGCATGCCATCCATGATGGTCAGGTCTATGGTGGGTTTGAGGTTGCTAAAGATGGCAGCTTTGGCATCACAATTGGGGAAGGTGTCTATTTTAACGCTGGCAAAACCTATATGCGGCGTGCGCCGATGAGCCTTGACCTTGTGCAGCATCAGCCTGTTGCGAATAAGAAAATGGTTGCCATCGTGGTTTGGGGTGGCGATGTCGAACAAGAACCGGTTTATCGCGACTTTGTTGTCAATCTGGAAACGGAGGAAACCGAGGCGCGGCAAATCAACATCCAGAGCGCGCGCGTTGCGCATTTGGCGGCGATTGGTGGCATGGAAAGTGGTGACCCTCAATCGCCGAACATTCCTCTTGATCGTATTGCAGTGGCCTTTGTTATTCTGTCGCCAACTGGCATTGAGAGCATCTCCGCAAATGCTGATGATGATCTATCCCCGACAAAGAAAAATGATATTCGTTTGACACTTGTCGAGCAGTTTCAGGCAGAGGCGTCTCCTCGTATTCAGACCCTTGGCTCTGATGTTGCCAACCTTGCCAACAAGTCACGCGGTCTTGTGACCAATGCTGATTTGTTCGGGATTGCCGGTGATGTTGCCCGCTTGAAAGAGCGGTTTGGCCTTCCTGATGATTATTCGGATTATGGGGCCGACCACTTTCTCAATGGGGATGAAAGTGACACGCAAAATGCGGAATGGATGGCACGCCTCGAAGAGGGGGTTCGCTTCTCTCCTGAGAATGAGGGCATCTCTGAGCTAGGTGTCTTTTCCTCCATCGATCCGCATATCACCCAGATCAATGGGATGATCCTGCCGAAATACAAGTCTCTTTTGCGTTTTTCGGTCAGTGGTTATGTCGATGATTTGTCCATCTCGCAATATTCGCAAACCGGTTATGAGATGGTTCAAAAAACCATGTCTCGCGAGCGTGTACGCTGGGGTGGGACTTACGAATATTGCACCAACTCGCAATGGTGGCGTGAAGGTAATTATGACTCTGTGACGGGCGTCTTTACCCGCAATGGCGAGAGCTTTCAGGTCTTGTCGGGTGATGTGAATACCAATCACCGTTGGATCCGTTTGCGTCAATTCTGGCGTGATACCTATGAGGAGCCTTATTGGTCGGTTGTTGAAACCAATTATACCCTCAACGGCGCTCAGGTGGCTCAAACCTTCCTGAATACGCAAGAAGGATGGTTGACCGGCATTGACCTGAATTTCACCAAACGCGGCACATCCGGTGATGTGCATGTCTTGGTAACAGAAGTGACGCCAAGTGGCTCACCTGATCCTAAAAAGGTGATCGCGCGGAAAACGCTGACTTTCCTTAAATTGAAGCTTTTCCCGGAAAAGACCAAGGTGAATCTCACGCCAACCTATCTTAAGGCTGGTGGCCGTTACGCGGTGGTGCTGATAACGCAAGGTAACCATTTTGTCGCGATGGCTGATGGTGGCCGCTATCTGTCGGGGACTTTCTTCTATTCGACTGATGGCGCCTATTATGAGGGCGATCTCACCAAAGATATGATGTTTGGTCTGCGCTTTGCGAAATTTGATAGCAGCCGTGTGGTTGTCAATATGAAATCGCTCCAGCTCAATGGTGGGATTGCTGGTATCGATATCATGGCTCCGATGGTTTCGCCTGATGCTTGTGAGCTGACCTATGAGGTGCAGTTGCCAACGGGGTGGGTTTCAATCTCGTCAGTCTCGCCTAGCAAACTCGCGGGGCTCCCGCCTAATCTGCCGTTTCGAATCGTGTTCCAAGGCACGCCCGATTTGCATGCCGGTCTGTTTCTAACGGGCTCGCAAGTCAAACTCCAGCGACCCCGTACTTATTTCCGGCATATTTCAACCTCGCGGATTTTGGCTGCGGCCAGTGACAGGGTGCGGATTGAGTGGCAGCTCGGCAATTGGAACGGATCGCGTCACACATTCACGGCCAAGCTCAAAACGCCTCATGGCGATGAGCAGCCGGATATCGTTGAAGACACTCCTTTGCCTGAGGATCGGATTAAGCGTGTGATGACCTTCAACCTCTCCCAACTTGCCCCAAGCTTCGTGATCGTGGCGGAAGGCACAACCACAACTGCGCTCGATGTGTTCCATGTTGAGGAACGCGTTGATATCGAGCTTTAAGGAGATGATCTCATGCCTGAGAAAACCAAATATGCCCCGGATCAGATGTACTCTGTTCGGGTGGCCAAAGTGGTTCGATTTAAGGGGACGCCTCTGCGTCCTCGCCACACTTATCAGCTTAGAGGGCGCGTGCTCAATGAGCTTGAGGATGGGATCATTAAATCGGCGGATCTAATAGAAGAACCAAAAGACGCGGTTTGATCCGCAAATATAGGAGTGACCGGTATGGCCTCGCGTATGGATTTGTATCGGACCAAGCGCAATGATGATCTTGGTGATCCCAATTATTGGGACCGGAAGTTTAAGGACATTGACGCGCGAATTTCTGTAAATGAAGAGCAGCGTGATACTCTTGAGGAGGTCATCGAGGAAGGGCGTCAGGTCTTTCGTGAAAAGGCCAATGAGGTATTGCTGCCTTTGATCAAAGAGGTTCATGAGATGGCTGATGTGGGCGCACTCTTGCGCACCACTTCTGCCACTGAGCATGATCTTTCATTGGGCGGTAAGGTCTTCTATATCGATGAGGGCCATCGTCTTTCCTTTGCCGCTCCTGCCTATGTCACGATTTATCGGATGGAAAGCCCCCAAGCTGCAATGCTTGGTGAAGTGGTGTCCTATACCAAGGATACCGGTGAACTGGTCGTTGATGTAACCAAGGCTGAGGGCACTGGTTACGGTGGCGGCTGGACGGTCACAGTGGGCAATCCATCTGATACCGTTGACGCGATTGTGGGCGTCTTTCAAGCGCGCGATGACACAAAGGAATATAAGAATGAGGCCAAGCTCGCTCAGGCGGGGGCGGTTAAAGCACAAGAGCTTACAGAGCAAGCGCGCGGTGAGACCGAGGCATTTGCCCAATCGATCCATAATGATGCGGATCGGGCAGAGGATGCGATTGATGAGCTTGAAACCATCAAGGGCTCTCAAAGCAAAATCTATCTTGGGGCTTTCGCTGTTGACCCGTTGCTCGATCTCAATGGCGATCCGCTGGTCAAAGGGGCCGAATATTACAACACGGTCGATAAGGTCAAAAAGATCTATGATGGTAATGGCTGGACGGTTTCTTATGTGCCTGTTGGTTCTGAGGTTACGTCTGTTTTCGGCCGCATGGGCAATGTCACGGCTCAGGTTGGTGACTACTCATCCGAGAAGATCTCGCGCACGGTTGGTGCTGGCGGTGTGGATGGTGCAACGGTTGAGGCGGCTCTTGCTGATCTGAGATCAACCGCTGATACTGATCGATCAGCCAAGGCTGATAAGGTGCGTAAAGTGACCGGCTCGGGCTTGGCGACGGGAGGCGGGGATCTCAGTGCGGATCGGGTGATTGATGTTCCTGAGGCGTCCGATGCTGAGGCTCGGCAGGGAACGAATGGGACTAAAGCGATGACTGCGCGGCGTACCAAAGCCGCCATTGATGCTTTGGTGCCTGAGGCTGATACAACAAAGCACGGCAAGGTTATACTTGCAACGCCAACGCAAGGCAGTCAGGGCATTGCTGGTGTTGTTGTTGATGCTGCCTTGATGAAAGCATCCATCGATGCGGCGATTGATGCACTAGTGGGTGGTGCGCCCGCGACGCTCGACCAAATCCATGAGTTGGCTGATGCCATCGGCGATGATCCGAATTTTGCCACGACCGTCGCGAACCAGATTGCGTCCAAGCTCGATGCAAGCAACGTTACCGCATGGGCTTTGCAAAATTTGCTCGGTGCGGGTGGGGCGAGCACAGTGCGCTCCAATCTTGGTGTGATGTCATCAACCGATATCAATAGCGCCTTGAGTGACAAATCTAATACCGGTCATACACATGATGACCGGTATTACACCAAGTCCATCGCTGACGGGCGTTTCCTCGGGAAGGGGGCCACTGCAGCGAACGCTACCAAACTGGGTGGGCATCTGGCGAGCTATTTTGCAGCAGCAACCAGCTTGGGCAACTATTACAACAAAACAACGTCTGACAGCCGGTATCTGGGAAAAGCTGCAAAGGCGGCAGATAGTGACAAAGTGGACGGGAAGCACGCGAGTGAATTGGGGGCGTCTATCGCCCTTCTCGAAGATCAAAAGCCATCCGGGGTGCATGGTCAAGTTGGCTCAACGTCATGGTATGTTCGCCATCTAAACACAGAGGTGAGTGACCCAGATGGAATAGTTACTCTGGCGAGTAATGCATTCACCGTGTCAAAAGACTGCTTCGCGATCATATCCTCGCCGGGGCGTGACATATCACAGTATCGCCTTTGGAATGTCACAAACAATAAACCCGCCACAGGAGTAACCTACAGCTATTCCGGTGGTGGATATACATTTCCAAACACATTCTTCGCCCGTCTTACTGCCGGGAAAAAATACCGCGTTGAACAGAAGGACAATATGGTTCTCTCGAACGTGAGCGCTAGTGGCGCTGGTGTCGAGGTTTATACAAGAGTGATGCTCATTGGCTAAAGGGAGGGCAAAGCATGAGATACGCATTAGTGATTGAAGATATCGTCGATAGCATCTCATTCGAACAGGTTGCACCTGATTGGGTGCCTGTTTCAGACGGTGTGTTTGCGGGATTTCTACAGAACCCGGATGGAACATTCTCTGCTCCTGTAAAAGAAAGTCCTGCTCCCACTCAAGACGACTATGAGGAGGCAATCCAGAATCTGCTTGAAGAAACCGCCCGCAGTCGCCGTTACAAACAAGGCGCCACTGCTTTTGCTACCTACGTAACCTCTCAGGATCCTGAGTGGGCCGCAGAGGCGCAAGCATTCGTCAAGTGGCGTGATACTGTTTGGCGTTATGCCTATCAGCAGCTTGATGCTGTCCTAGCAGGTGAGCGGGAGCAACCGACACTCGAAGAGCTTCTTGCCGAGCTGCCGGTGCCAAACTGGCCAGCCCAAAGCTAAATTGAAAACCCGGCTCGTCTGAACCTCACCAAAATCAATACCCTTTCACCACCCGCCTGACGCCTGTCAGAGCGGGATTTTTCATGTCTCTCTGAATGGAGAAAAACTATGTCAGAAATTGCAGTCGGTCTGTCGGGTCGTTGGGATCTGTCCAATCAGGCCCGACCGATCAAGCAGGCTGATTTTAGCGTGCCGAGTGTGACCGGTATCTGCCAGAATTTGCCAGAAGGCACCGAGCAAAACCGTTGCTATACGGTTGCCACCAATGACTCCGATTTGGTCGCTCGCTTTGGTGAAGGGGATCTGGTCGATCAGATCCGCGCCATCGGTCGCGGCCTGCCAAGTGGCAAGCAAGCGCTCAATGTGACGGTGGTTCCGGTCAAGGATAGCACCGAGACCGACCCGACCGCTAAACGCGATGCCAATATTGCGGCCTTGCGCGGTCTGGATGATCAAAAATCCGGTGTTTATGCCCTTAAGCATGCGGTCGCACAAGGGGCGCTCATGCCGCGTCTCAACACGATTGCGGGCGGTTACGATGCATTCATCCAAGACAATACCGCAAACCCCATTGTGACGGCGCTGACGGCGGTCAATGCCTCAACCTTTGGTCATGCCTTTATCAATGGGCCAAACAGTACCGAGGTGGAGGCTAAGGCGGTGCGCTCGCTCTATTCGGATCCGAGCCTCACGATGATTGAGACCGGTGTGCAGATTGCCGATGAGAGCAACGATCTTGAGACCGTCGGGGCGTCTGGCTTTGTGGCCGGATTGCAGGCGGCGGTCGATGCCGAGCATGATGGCGTGCCGTCTCATGTGGCTGGCAATCGAGCTTTGCGCATTGCCGCGCCGGGCCGAGAGATGACCTTTGACTGGATGGATCCATCGACGGAAGGTCAGCGGCTCCTCAATGCGCAATGTGACATTATCGTGCGAGGCCGCGTTGGGGGTGATTTCGCGGCGGGCGAGGGCGGCATGATCCTTGTGACTTGCAACACTTTGTCCAGTGATCCGCTGGAGCGATATTACAACGTGGTGAGAATGCAGAATTACATCCTGCTCACGCTGTTGCGTTCTTACAAAGTGTTTCTGCTCAAATACAACATGAACCCCAAACGGGCGATCAAGGCGGCTATCAAACAGACCAACAATTGGCTGGTGGGGATGGCTCAGCGGGAAATCATTTATTCCGCGCCCAAGGTGCTGTTTGTGCCTGATGCTGAAACGCCAAGCGATTGGCGCAAAGGCAAACTGGCCTTTACCGGTCGCGCTGAGCCGCGTGCCCCTCTCACACAGATCGATCTGACTATGGAGCGCGACGATGCCGGCATTGAGCTGGAGATCGCCGAACTCGAAACCTTTGCCAAAAATCTGAGCCTGTAAGGAGCTGACCCCATGGCGCAAAAATTCAAGGTAATGAAGCGGGTTGCTGCAACCTGCTCTGAGCTGCCCGATCAGGTCTTTGCCGAGCTGATCGAGGAATTGGGCTTTCCTGCTCTGGTGGATGGCTATGAGGATTTTGACGGTGCAGGTGCGTCCGGCCCGACCATTGAGATCAGCACCGGTCAAATGGAAAAGCTGACCATGACCCTCAAAATGCTGGGCAACCATTCGGATCTCTATGCGGTATTCCGCAAAAAGGCCGTCTGGACCTTCACCGGCGTTGTTGAGAATGAGGTGACCGGCGAAAAGGTGCCGCATGAGGTCACTGCCACCTGCCGTCTTGGCGGCATCACGCCTGAGGCCAAAAATCGAACGGGTCTTCACAAGCATGACTATGAGCTGAAAAGCATCATGGCGGCTGAGATCTCCGAGAATGGCAAAGAGCTGTTTGGGTGGGCGTGGGGCGAAAGCCCTCGCTTTGCCGGTGTCAAGATTGAGGCCGAGGACGATGCAATCCTCGGCCTTGTTTAAGGTTTGAAAATTTACATCCCCTGAGGCGGGCTTGTGGCCCGCCTTTTCTCACTCAAAGGAAAGACCAATGACCGAGAGCAAAAAGAAACTCACTTTTTCCGATCTCTTCTTTAAGGAGCCAACCGGTGGCGATATTATTGATTATTATGCTGCGCTTGATGAAAATGAGCCGGTTCTTGTGAGCTATGCCAAGGCGGCTGCTCTTATGGCTGATGTGACGCTTGATGATATCCGCTCGATGCCTGAAAAGGACTTCTGGGCGGCTGCAGCGCGCGGTAAAGCGGCTTTTTTTCCAGATCTGATCTAGTTTCTGATTTTACCAAAGCGAACCCGATCAAAGTAGATCTTTACCGGGTCTGCTTTGAGATCGCCTCAGAGACCGGCTGGTCTCTGCCTGATCTGATGGCCCTGCCTCTTGGTGAGCTGGGCTTTCTCCATTCCCTGATATCTGACAGGTCGTCAGCCGAGTGATCGGCTGGCGGCTTTTCTTTTTGGAGGCGCACCATGTCAACGCGGGAAATTGAAACCAAACTAACGGTGCGGGGTGTCGATAAGCTCACCGGGACCCTTGGCAAAATGTCCGGCGCGGCTGGCAAATTCGGTACCAAGGCAAAGCGTGAGTTGGGCCAGCTCGAAAAACTGCGCGGGCCGGTCAAGCTGATCGAGGATTTCCGCAAGGCAGAAAGCCAACTCGGTAAGTCGGCAACCAAAATGAAGGCCGCGAAAAGTCGAGCCAAAGAGCTTGGTCAGGCTTTCAAGAATGCGACTCGACCAACCGCGAAAATGCGGGTTGAGCTGGAGCGGGCGCAAAGTGCTGCGAGAAAGGCCTCCTCAGAATTCAAGGCCAACCGTGCGGCATTGCGGGGTAACCGTGAGGCGCTCAAGACTGCCGGGATCAGTGTCAAAAACCTGGCCGATAAAGAACGTGAGCTTGCCTCTGCGGTTGGCACGGTCAATTCCCGTCTGGATGCTAACTATAGCAAATTCAAGAAGGTTACCGCCCAACAGAAAAAGTGGGCCGAGGCAAAGCGCAAACTTGATGAGAGTCTAAACCGGGCAACCGGTTTGACTGCGACCGGTTATGCTGGGGTGCATACTGGAAGCCGGGTCTTGTCTGGCTTGAAAAATCCGGTCGATGAGGCCAAGAATTTTGAAGAGGAAATGGTCGCGGTTGGCGCTGTGACCCGCACGATCCGCGACAAGAAGAAATTTGGTCAGCTACGCGATCAGGCGCTCCGGCTGGGGGAAACCACGAGTTTTACCAATGTCGATGCGGCAGGCGCTCAGCGCTTTCTTGGCATGGCAGGCATGTCGGTGTCCGACATTCTCAGCTCTATGCCCTCGGTTCTCAACCTGTCCAAGGCTGGGCGCACCGATCTTGCTGGCACGGCGGATATTGCCTCCAATATCATGTCTGGCTATGGCATGACCGGCAAGGATATGGGGCGGATTTCTGATGTGCTGGTTGGCACTTTCACCCGGTCCAATGTCAACGTGAAACAGATTGGCGAAACCCTCAAATATGTCGGGCCAAAAGCCAAGGCGGCGGGGCTAGAGCTGGAGTATGTTGCAGCGGCGACCGGCAAACTTGGAGACGCTGGTATTCAGGGCTCAATGGCTGGTACGGCGCTCCGGACTGTTATCTCACGGCTTGCTGGTCCGCCTGAAATGGCGAAAAAGGCTCTTGCGCGTCTCGGCGTTGAAACCAAGGATCTCAATGGCAATCTCAGACCATTCGAGGAACTGCTCGATGAGATCGCTGATAAAATGAAAGATCTCGGTAGTGCTGAGCAGATCGAGTTGACCAAGAAAATCGCCGGTGAGGAGGGGTCAAGTGCTTTCACTGTTTTGTTGGAGCAAAGGGCGCATATCAAAAAACTGCGTGATGAGCTGAAAGCTGCAAAAGGTGAGGCCAAGGAAATGGCCACTATCATGGGGGACAATGCTGCGGGTGATGAGAAAGTTTTGGGGTCGGCATGGTCGGCGCTCAAGACGGAAATCGGCACTCAGCTTTTGCCCGACTATCGTGAGCTTTTGCACACTACCACCGAGCTGATTAATGCCGGGCGTGAATGGGCCAAGGCCAACCCGGAATTGACCAAGACCATTGCTGTGTTGGCTGGGGGTGTTGGCTCCCTGTTGGTGGTCGGCGGTGGTGCCGCCTTTGCTCTAGCTGGGGTTGTTGGCTCCATTGCCTTGCTCAAGGCAACCTTTCGGGCTGGCGGTCTGGTCCGGTCTTTTGGTTCCTTTGGCAGTGCACTCGATGATTATTCCACCAAGGCCGAAAAAGCGGCCGTCAAAACGCGCGGGCTCAAGGCTTCAGTGAAAGGGCTGGTTGGTAAAGCTGGCTTGCTCAATGTGGCAACGCTGGGGTTTGCTGCCTATGAAACGGGACAGGCTTTCAGCGAGATGAAACGCCTTGACGAGATGTCGCCAGAAGAAAAGGCGGCCGGGAAAAAGGCGCTTGATCGTAAGTTGGACGCGCAGAACAAGGCGGCGGAAAATCTGCCGGTCATTGGGAGCCTTTACAAGTGGACCAAGGGAGTGCGGTCAAGCCTCGGCTTAGGTCAATCGTCCGGCGCAGGCTTGCCGATCCGGGATGATCTGGCCTCCAAGCAGCAACGCTTGCAGGCGGTCAATGCGCAGATTTCGTCAGGTGGTGGCTCTGCCAGCCTTGAGGCTGAGCGGTCGCAACTGTCTGGCGAGATCGATGGACTGACCGCGCGGATCCGTCAGGCCGAGATTGACAAGGCCTTGCAGGCTCAGGCTATGGGGGTGCGCTCAGCGCCTCTCGCTCAGGCCTTGGCGGAAAAGGCGGCGCAAATCCGATCCGTCAATGTGTCGGGCGGGGCCGCGCCCAAGCCTGTCGATGGTCAAAGGGCCTTGGGTGGTCCGGGCTATGCCGGGGCCTCCTATCAAGTCAATGAGGATGGCACTGAGGTTGCCATATTCGCCAAGAATGGCCGTGTTTTATCCCGCAAGGATAGCATGGCGGCGGTAGCTGGCCAACGGGGCGGCGGCGATGTCTTTGCGCCTCAGATCCATATCAGCGGCGGCGGTATGGATCCGGCTGCGATTGCTCAGGCTGTTCGGGCCGAGCTTGAACGACTTTGGCGTGACCAAAAGATGAGCAGCTTTCACAATTCGGAGTTTGCGTGATGTCTGATCTATTTGTCATTGATGGGGTCGTGATCAAGGGGCAGGTCTTCGGTGGGCTGAGATCCTCCCAATCGACCACCGCGCGGGTCGCTCGCAAGGGCGTGCTGGGTGGTCGGAAAACTCATGAGAAGATCGGCAAGGGTGACAAGAAATTCACCCTTGAGGGCAAGATTGCGCCTTTTGAGCTTGGTGGCTTTCCTGAGGTCACCGGGCTTGAGGAGGCGTGTGATAATGCAAACCCGGTTTTTGTGGCGCGTGGTGATGGGTCGGTGATGGGCTGGTATACAGTCGCGTCTTGCGAGATGTCTGACAGGCATTTGAGCGGTCGCGGGATCGGGCGGGTGATTGATGTTACTCTTGAGCTGGAATTGACGCTCAAGCCAGATCGATCCGCTGCCACGAACCGTCTCAACAATCTCATGGAAAGGCTCGGCTTGTAATGTCTGATTATGAAGTGATCAAGGTCAGGGCAACCGGTCTGAAACTGTCAGACCTGCTCTGGTCTCACTATCGGCGGCGCATTGTGGGGGCGGTCGAGGAGGTGTTGCACCTCAATGCCGGTCTATCGGCTTTTGTCGAGCTTCCGCTCGGAATTGAGATCAAGGTGCCGGTCGCCTCCAGCTTCGAGGCGGCTGAGCAAGTTACTGCAGTGAGGATTTTTGACTGATGGGTGCAAGCTATTATGCGGTATCAATCGCTGGTCAATTGCGCCTATCCAGTGAGGATGATCCGGCGCGGGTGATCAGCCTGACAATCAATGATCCCGATGAGGCGGCTGCTACGGCATCCCTGAGGCTCGATGACAAGGATGGGGTGATCTATTTGCCGCAAAAGAATGACCCGGTGTCTATCACCTTGGGGCGGTCGAAAGGTGGCGCGCAAGAGACATTCCGGGGCAAGGTAAGCAATGTCACCTCAAGTGGCGGTAATGGTGGCCGGACTTTATCGGTTTTGGCTGATGCGGCTGACCTGACAGGCAAGGCAAAACAGCCCTTGCAAAAGAGTTGGCAAAACAAGTCTGTCAAAGACATTTTGACCGATGCAGCAAAAGAGGCGGGTCTCCAGCCTCCTCGCATTGATGAGGCAATCGGCAAAATCATCCGTGTCAGCGAGGTGGCCGATGGCGAGAGCTATCTGGAATTTGCCAAGCGCATAGGCCGTGAGGTTGGAGGCAAGTCAAGCCTGTTTGATGACTTGCCGGTCATGATCGAGTCCAATGGTGGCAAGTCTGCGAGCGGTCGCTCACTTGTGCCGGTCGATGTCATTTGGTCGGACCAGTCGCCCAATCTGACCGGCTGGTCGATCTCACCAAAGCAAAGCCGGTTCGCGCATTCCGCCTTTGCAGCGCGCTATTTTGATTTTGAAAAAGGAGAGGTGGTTGAGGTTGAGGCCGAGGGCAAGAAAGAGGCCAAGGCCAAGGCGCGCTCCAGCGCTTCACTCAAGGCCACAAAAGAAGAGGCCGAGGCTGCGGCCAAGTCAGACAAGGAAGGCGCTGAGCGGGCTGCTGGGAGCGGTACAATCACCTGTGATGGTAACTCTGCGATCTTTGCGGGCGGTCTGATCAACCTCAAAGGCGCGCGGGCTGGGGTGGATGGCCAATACCGGGTCAAGAGCTGCACCCATACGCTCAATGACTCAGGCTATCTTTGCAGCTTACAAATCGAATTACCAAAGGGCGGGGCCGGTAAAGACGACCGCAAAAAGCAGGCCGCAACCCGGTCGCGTTCTGACTCATCCAGTGAGCCAAGCGGATACGGGGTGACCTTTGGTGGTGTATGAATTAAACCCCGCACCGGGTGGCGCGGGGGGCTTGTCATCCTGCAAGCATGGTTCGCGCGGCGGATGCTAACCATGCAGCGCGTGTGATGTTTTTGTTGCTGGCGTCTTGATCGATGGCGGCGAGCAAGCCTGCATCAAAGGTCAGGTTGGCGCGTACGCTACGGCCTGTCATTTCGATGTACGGGATCACCACCAAGACAGCTCCATTGTGAATGTCTTCTTGCACATCGGGTATCGCAACTACTTCAGCCATAGTCCATGGCACGGGACGCTCGGTTGGATTGTCCTCAAAGTAGAGCCTCAAGGCTTCAGCAGCGTTTCTTGCTGCTTCATCCAAGCTATCGCCCGCAGAAAACACAGTTTCCAACTGGGGAAAGCTCACCCCATAGGTGCTATCAGGATCTTTTTCGATTTCTGCGATATAATAATCCATGTTGTATCCTCTGTTATGTTGGCGGTGGAAAGGGTGGCGCTAAAGCCACCCTGCCATTTTTGCTATCTTTCGGGCTGTCCCTGTTGGGAGGTCTTTCTTGGGGTGAGGAACGATCACAATCCTGTCTCCCTTTTTTAGTTTGTGGTGTGAACCAGAAATACTAATTAGTTCAAACCCTTCAGACCTTAGCCTCTTGATGATCTTACTTGAGTTTCTTTCCATTACCGCCCTTCCTGTGTTTATTATAATGCACTATTTTTTTGATTTAATCAATGGAAAAGTGCATTATTATGCGCAATATGCAAGCGAACCGCGTTTGATTTTTTGTTCTGTTTGGGCGGTCGACTATAGGGGCCGTGATCAATGCCGCTGATATGGAGCGCTGTGCTCTAGAAAAAGTGGATCCGTGCTTTGGCCGCTAATTGGCCACGATAAACACCTCACCAAAGTGACTTGAGATAGCTGCCTTTTAGGCGGCTTTTTTTATGAGGATAGAGAAATGAGAAACCTTTCAACCGAGCAACTCAGGCGCGTGCAAGTCAGGCTCAAGGCTTTGGGCTTCGATCCGGGGCCTATTGATGGCTTGCCGGGTCCAATGACCTCGGCGGCGATCATCGCCTTTAAAAAATCGGTCAACCTCAACCCTCGCGATAAGGTTGGCCCGATCACTTTGCGCATGCTGTTTGAGGCCAAGACCAATGCAAAGGGCGTGGAGCTGGACATTCCGCCTCTTGCTCGGCCTCTTATCCAGCGCCTTGGCTGGCATGAGGGCCGCAATACGCTTGATCTGATGCATTGGTTTCGAGCCTTTGGCAAGATGCTGGGCAACCCTAAACAGCTTCCTTGGTGTGGTGAGGGGGCCGAGAATGCTGCACTGGAAATGTTCCCATCGGAGCCGGTTCCTTCAAACCCGTTCTTTGCTCAAAACTGGCGTTCTTATGGCGTTGATGCTGGTGGGCCGTTGATCGGATCATTCGGGGTTATCCGCTGGAGCGCAAAGGCTGGTCATATCGGGGTTGTTGCCAATTATGATCGCAAGACCGGCATGGTCACCCTGTTGGGCTGCAATCAGAAAGACCGGATCGGCTATGACAGTTTCCATATTCGTCACTTCATAGCCTTCCGCGTGCCACCTTCTGAGGAAGGCAAGATCTATGCGTCTTTTGCAGGGACGCGTCCATCCTCTGGCTATGGGGTAACGCGATGAGAGACAATGTGCCAAACACCAAGGGCTATCTCTTGCCAGACCCCGCCTATGTCCATGCTTGGCAATTGCGGCGTCTCTGGCGTCCTCTTTTTGCCTTGGTCTTTATTCTCTTCTTTGCTGCGTTGGCGCTGACGGTCCTGCTCTTGCTGGCCGTGGGGCAGGCTCAGCTCGATGATGCCTCAAATCTCCTGATTGTGATGATAGGCACCGGTGGTGCAGTGACTGGCGCTCATACCATTGGCCGCTCGTGGGAAAAGCGTCACGGCGCTGACGGTTTCTTTCCGCCGGATCCGGGGCGAATGGAGGCGGGTGACTGATTATGTGGCTGTCGTTTTTAACGGATCGGCGGGTGTGGTTTGCCGTGGCTTTCCTCCTAGTCGTGTGCGCTGCCTATGGCAAAGGGCGTCTGGATCAATTCAGAATTGCCCAGATCGAGGCACAAAAAGTGCAGATCGATCTCAAGGATGGCCATATCAAGAGCCTGACCCGATCCATCAAAATCAATGCCGAGGCCTTGGAAAATGCCGTTATACGCGCGCAAACCCGTGAGGCTGAACAATCAAACCTTGAGCAGAAGGTAAAAGACTATGAGGCGCAACTTGGTCAGGCTGATGCTTGCATCCTTACTGATGATGACGTTAGCCGGTTGCAAGACATTCGGTGAGGCGGTCGGGGCGGACTATTTGCCGCCTATGCCTGCCGATCTGCAACGCCAGTGCGCGGATCCGGGCGTCCAGAGCGGTCGGGACGCCCGGGCGGTGATCGCTCGTCATCGTCAATCCTTGGCTGAATGTCGCAATCGTCACCGCGATGCTGTGCAATTCTATAAGAAGGTTCGTGGTGCTCGCTTAAGGGCTGGCCAATGATCTCTCAGTCGGAAACAAAAGTCGCTGCCGCATTGGGGGTCAATGGAATGGCGTATTATTGGGATCAGTACTTCAATCCCGTTTTGCAGGGTGTCCTGCTGATCTTCACTATCGTTGCCATGTTCATGTTGATCCTGAATAGATGGCAGGACTGGCGGATCAAGCGCAATCAGCTCCGAGAGGCTAATGCCGCTGCTAAATAG